CCCGACAAGAAGCGCCACCCTGGGGGCGCCATTGTCCAGGACCAAGCGCCACGCATCGACAAGGGCACCGACGCTGCACAGGCAAGGCGGGACCGATACGGCCAGCATGGCACCACAGCACTAGGCCGTGCCTATGTCGCCGGTCTGCTTGGCGATGGTGATGATGGCAAGATACGCTTTGACGCTGGCAGGCGCTTTGCCGACCTGACCCGGCGCTATCTCCCGCACCCACACACCGGCTGCGCGCTGGACGATACGCCACGCGGTCTGCAAGCGGCGATGGAAAGCGAAGACGACATTGAGCGCTATCAAACGCTATGGGGCTGGAAGGATGCGCTTGATAAGGCGTTGACACCGGGCGAGCTGATGCACTTTGCCCAGCTTGTCTCTCCTGAGTTTGCCGATAGCGGCCCGACATGGCTTGACCGCCTGCTAGACAAGATGGCGCGCCCGTTGGACGCCAATCGCATTGCAGCGGCACGCAAGGGGCTCGACATCATCGCACCGGAGACAGGGCGGCGGGGGATACTGGCGCGGCACTGGTGAATTATGCTTGACATGGTTTGCTGCCGGTGCAAAATAAAGTCAGCAAGCAAGGAGAGAATGAAATGACCGATACAGCAATGATTGAACCGATCCGTCGCCTGACGACCGACGAACGCAAGGCGGCGGTGACGCTCGGCAAGGATGAAGCTCGTTTCCTCGTCGATGCCTATTACCAAATGCAGGATGCTCGTATTCGCGCTGATGGGCAGGTCCGGTCGATGTCCGACGAACCGCACGCAACGCTTGAATGGTTCGGCGCCATGAACAGCACGCTCGAACAGCAAATCAAGGGCGCGCTCGACAAATACAGCATGGCGACACCGGTCGGCGAGTGGATGCGGCGGCAGAAGGGCATCGGCCCGGTTATCGCGGCTGGCTTCCTCGCCCATCTCGACATCACCAAGGCCAACACGGCTGGTGCGTTCTGGTCCTTTGCCGGGTTAGATCCGCGCGTTGAGTGGAAGAAGGGAGAAAAGCGCCCTTGGAACGCGAGCCTTAAAACACTGTGTTGGAAGCTGGGCGAAAGTTTCGTCAAGGTCAGCGGCCACGAGGACGCATATTACGGCAAGATATACGCCGACCGCAAAGCGCTGGAAATGCAACGCAACGAAGCGGGCGAGTTTGCCGCGCAAGCAGAGGCCAAATTGGCCAAATACAAGATCGGCAAAAGCACCGATGCCTATAAGGCATATAGTGTAGGCAAACTGCCACCAGCGCACATCCACGCGCGCGCCAAACGCTATGCGGTCAAGCTATTTCTCGCCCACTTGCACGAGGTTATGTGGCGCGATGAATACGAGACGGAGCCACCGCTGCCCTATGCCATCGCGCACCTCGATCATGTGCACAAGATAGACCCGCCGAATTAAGACAGTCGATGGGACAGAACCAAAGTGGTTGATCGAGACAGTCCGTATGACAGAACCATACTGCGTGATCGAGCCAATGGCAGTGACAAGCGCCAAGAAAGTCGAGCGAGCCAAGTAATCGGACAGAACCAAAGGTGTTGATCGAGACACTCTGGATGACGGAACCATGTTGGTAGATCGAGCCAAGGCAACCGACAGCGCCAAGAAAGTGGAGCGAGCCAAGGGGGTTGGACAGAACCAATGATCGGGAGCGAGCCATGCGATAAGATCGAGCCAAGGAAGCCAGACGGAACCACATCACGGGAGCGCTTGCATCTTTGTTAGATGTGTGCTAGCGCTTCTAACGTAAATGATAATCAGAATTGCGCCCGTAGGTCAGGAAGCTTGCGGGCGCTTTTCGTTAGGCGCGGTCCTCTCCTCCGTGCCTGCCCGCTTCCCCTGCCGAACACTTAGAAGCGCGACGATGCAGCGCGCATTGGCGGATGCGTGAAGCGGGCGAACATCTAACGACCAACCGGAAGGAGTCGTCATCGTGAGCGACAAGGCTCCACCCGCACAAGACCCACAGACAGGCCGATTTTTACCGGGCAATAACGGCGGGCCCGGCAGACCACGCGGATCAAGGCAAAAACTCAGCGATGCCTTCTTTCACGCCATGGCAAAGGCATTCGACGAGAACGGCGAGACAGCCCTTGCAGCAATGGTCCGTGAGAAGCCTGCGGACTTCATCAAGACAATCGCTGGCTTGCAGACCAAGGAAATATCAGGCGAGGACGGAACGCCGCTTTATCCGCCTGAGGTGATATGGCGCCGGGCAGGCGATGCAGATTGAATTTGCGCCGGTCTTTGATCCGCTCATTGATCCAGCTCGCTACAAGGGCGCGTTCGGTGGGCGCGGGTCCGGTAAGTCACAATTCTTTGCCGACCTACTGATAGCCGAGTGCATCCGCAAGCCTGGGCTTCGCGTCCTGTGCTGTCGTGAGGTTCAAAAATCGCTGAAGGAATCAGCCAAGCGGCTTATCGAGATGAAGATCAGAACGCACAACGTCGGCGCGTTCTTCGAGATACAGCAGGCAGAGATAAAGACACCAGGCGGCGGCTCGATCGTGTTTAGCGGCCTGCAAGACCACACGGCGGAATCTATAAAATCATTCGAGGGCTTCAACCGTTGCTGGATTGAGGAAGCGCAGACGGTTAGCGCCCGATCGCTCAACCTACTGCGTCCGACAATCCGCGCGGCCAACAGTGAGATATGGGCAAGCTGGAACCCGCGACACAAGGCGGATGCCGTCGATATGATGTTGAGGGGGCCTGAACTGCCGACTGGCGCAACAGTCGTCCGCGCCAACTGGAATGACAACCCGTGGTTCCCAGCAGAGCTAAAACAGGAACGACAGGACTGCATGAGACAGCAGCCCGATCAATATCAGCATATCTGGGAAGGTGATTATGTCACTGTCGCAGAAGGTGCATACTACGCTAATGATTTAACCAGGGCACGCGAAGAGGGCCGCATCGGCAACGTGTCAGCCGATCCGCTCATGGAATATCGAGCGTTCTGGGACATTGGCGTTGGCGATGCCTGCGCTATCTGGATCGCACAATTCATAGGCCGCGAAGTTCGTGTGCTGGATTACTATGAGGCAGAAGGCCAGCCGCTCGCAGCGCACCTCAACTGGCTGCGTGATAATGGATACGCCAGCGCGCATTGCTGGCTACCGCATGACGGCGCCAAGCGGGACGTTTACACAGCGGAGCGCTTCGAGGACCATGTGCGCACTGCTGGCTTCCGGGTTGACGTGATCCAGAATCAGGGCAAGGGCGCGGCAATGCGCAGGGTGGAAGCAGCAAGGCGGCTGTTTCCGGCGATATGGTTTGACGAACGCAAGACTGAAGCTGGACGGCAAGCGCTCGGCTGGTATCACGAGAAAAAAGACGACAACCGCAATATCGGGCTCGGGCCGGAGCATGACTGGTCGAGCCACGCAGCGGACGCATTCGGGTTGATGGCGGTGGCTTACGAAGAGCCACGCATCACGAAGCCCAAGGCGCATAACGTGTCGCACGGCGCACAAGGATGGATGGCGTAATGGACGACGGCTACGACAAAAACGAAGGCAAGTCGTCTGATGAGGACTTCCTGGCCGACGTGCGCGAGAAGTTCAAGCGTTCGATGGATGCTGAGGACGACAATCGCAGGTTTGGCGAGGAATGCCTGCGCTTTGTCAAACTGCCTGAAGAATATCAATGGCCGACAGGCATTAAAAAGGAGCGCGAGGAAGATGGCAGGCCATGCCTCACGTTCAACCAGCTTGGAAAGTTCGCTCGCAAGGTCGTCAATGAGGCGCGATCCAATCGCCCAGCCATCCAGGTGGTGCCTGCCGATAGCGGCGCCGATCCCGACACTGCGGAGATTATCAGCGGCTTGATCCGCAATATCGAAGTGGCATCGGATGCGGAAATTGCATACGATACGGCGGTCGAGGGCGCAGCGCTGAATGGCTTTGGCTATATCCGCGTCAATCTCGCCGATGCGTCCGACGACAACGCAGAGCGCGACATCTCGATAGAGCGCATCCTTGATCCGTTCACGGTCTATGCCGATCCAGACGCGGAAAGCGCGGATGGCAGCGATTGGAATTGCTGCTTCATCTCCAAGATGCTGCACGAGGACGAATTTGAGCGGCGATACAAGGACGCGGAGAAGGTCGATTGGACAATCGAGGGCTATAACAGCCTCGACGCACCTTGGCGCAATGGTGATTATGTCATGGTGGCCGAATACTGGCACCGCGAGGACGTGGAAACGCAGGCCGTGGTGTTGTCTGACGGCCGCACGATGGACGCGGACGAATATGCGGAGCAGGCGGAACTGCTGACGCTGATGGGTGTGCAGGTGGCCGAGGAAAAGACCATCACCCGCAAGAAGGTCACGCAATACATACTGACCGGCGCGGAAGTGCTGGAAACGGTCGAATGGCCGGGTAAATACATTCCAATCGTGCCTGTTTATGGCGACGAGTTTTGCATTGACGGCGAACGCTATTTCCGCCCGTTGGTGGCTGATGCGCTCGACGCTAACCGTGATTACAACTATTGGCGGTCATGTGCATCGGAGACGATCGCACTTGCGCCGAAGGTGCCGTTCATCGGGCCGCGTGGCGCGTTTGATCTTGAGCCTGAGAAGTGGTCAACCATCAACCGCAAGTCATGGCCTTATGTGGAATATGATGGGCCGGTGATGCCGCAGCGCGTCCCGCCCGTGACGCCGCCCAGCGGGGAATTGCAGCAGGCCGCTGCGGCGGTTGACGATATCAAGTCCATTCTCGGCATTTACGACGCCAGCCTTGGCGAGCGCAGCAACGAAACCAGCGGTGTCGCCATCCGGGCGCGCCAGCAACAATCGGAAGTCGGAACCTTCCATTTCTTCGACAACCTTGCCCGTTCCATCCGTCATGTCGGGCGCATCCTGATTGACCTTGTCCCGCGTGTTTACAGCACGCAGCGCATTATCCGCATCCTGGGTGAGGATATGCAGCCGACTGCCGTGCAGATCGCGCCGCAGGATGAGCAGCAGGAATTGATGCAGCGGGCGATGGAGCGTGGCCAGCAGATTGGGCGGATTTATGACCTTAGCGCTGGCCGATATGACCTGGTCGTGAAGCAGGGGCCGTCATTCTCCACGCAGCGGGAATATGCGCGGGCCGAGATTGCCGAGATTATCCGCACAATGGGTGAGGAGGCGGGCCGGATTCTCGCTCCGCTTTACCTGCGCAATAGCGACTGGCCGGGCGCGGACGACATCGCCGACAAGCTGGAGCAAATGGCGCAGCCACAGCCGCAGCAAGGTCCAGCGGGACCAGACCCGGCAGTTATGCAGCAAATGCAGCGCATGGCGCAGGAATTGCAGAAGCTGGCGGGTGAAAATCAGCAGCTTAAACTTCAGCTTCAGAACAAGTCTGGGGAACTTCAGATCGACGCGGCCAAGGTCCAGGTCGATGCACAGAATGCCGCCGCAAACCAGCAACGGGCGCAAGCCTCACTGGTTGGCAGCATGGCGAAGGCGCAAGCCTCGCAGCAACCGCCCAACCCGTTCGGGATGGGCTAACACAACCGCCCACGCTGTGAAGCGTCGGCAATCCCAAAGATGGAAAAATGATGACCAATCTGGAAACAGAAGTCGTCGATGATGATATTGTCGACGAAACCGAAGCCGACACGACCGAATCCGATGACACCACGGAGGACAGCCCGGAAGCCGACAGCGAAGAAGTTGAAGGTGATGCGGAATCTGACGAGGACGAATCCGACGAGGACGACGACGGCAAGGAAGTCGATGAAGTTGAATACGAGGGCAAGACCTATAAGGTTCCTCGTGAACTGAAGGACGCGCTACTGCGGCAAGCGGATTACACCCGCAAGACGCAGGAAGTCGCGGAACTTCGCAAGACGTTTGAAGGACTGACCAGGCAGGCAGAGGAACTATCCGAAGCGGAAACAACCGCACGCGATAACATCGCCTCGATTAATGCCACGCTGAGGCAGTATTCAGACATCGATTGGCAGACATGGCGTCAGCAAAACCCGGTAGCGGCGATGCAGGCACAAATGGACTACCAGGCACTAAACCAGCAGCTACAGGCTGCACAGACAGATTTGCAGCGCGCGTCAGGTGAACGTGTTGCCTTAAGCAACTCGCAACGCGAGGAACGCTTGAGGGAAGGACACAAGCAGCTTGCCGAGCGCATCCCTGATTGGGGCGAGACTAAACAGCGACAACTCGTGGAAACGGGCCGCAATGTTTATGGCTTCACAGACGAGGAACTGAACGAGATCGACGATCCGCGAATGATCCTCGTGCTGAATGACGCCGCGCGCTTCGCCGCAACGCAGAAACAACACCGCGCCAAGACGCAGGCAGCTAAACAGGAAGCTGTCAAACCAGCGGCCAAAGTCAAGGGTGGGGGTTCAAACCCACGCAAGGCTCTGGACGACCGGGCTGACATCAATGCCTGGATGGAAGCTCGCAACAAGACAGTGCGCGGATAACCTCAACAGCCCACGCTGAGAAGCGTCGGCATTCCCTTAGATGGATTTTTCACCATGGCTAATTCAATTCTAACTCCAACTGCGGTGACGCGCGAAGCGCTCCGCATTCTTCACCAGAAGCTGCGCTTTGTTGGCACTATCAATCGCCAGTATGACGACAGCTTCGCTAAGTCCGGTGCCAAGATCGGCTCCAGCCTCAAGGTTCGCCTGCCGAACGAATACACCGTTCGCACCGGCAAGACGATCCAGACTCAGGACACTGCGGAACTCAGCGAGACGCTGACCGTCGCCACCCAGAAGGGCGTCGATGTCAACTTCTCGTCTGCCGAGCTGACCATGGACCTGGACGACTTCTCGAAGCGCGTTCTTGACCCGGCGATGTCAGTTCTCGCGGCCAACATCGAAAGCGATGCGCTGACGATGTATAAGGACGTTTACAACGAGATTTCGGACGTGGGCGCAACCGTGACCCTGGGCGACGTTCTCAATGCGTCCAAGCGGCTGACCGACAGCCTGACGCCGAACAGTGACCGCACCCTGCTGCTTAACACGCAGGATAACGTGGATCTGGTTTCGGCCCTGTCTGGTCTGTTCAATCCGCAGGCCAATCTCGGAAAGAACTATCGCGAAGGTATGGTCGCCAACAATTTCGTGGGCTTCAAGGACGTTTACGAAACCACGCTAATGCCGATCCACACGACCGGCACTGACGATGGCACTGGCGATTATCTCGTGAACGACACCGGCACCATTGCTGAAGGCAGCACGTCAATTACAGTTGACACTGGCGCCGGCACCTGGAAGCAGGGCGACATCTTCCACTTCGACAGCGTTTACGAGGTGCATCCTGAAACCAAGGCTTCGACCGGGCGCCTCAAGCGCTTTGTCGTGACTGCGGATGCGGGCGCAAGCGCAACCACGATCAACTTTTCACCGGCGCTTTACAGCACTGGCGGGCGGCAGAACGTGGACGCGATGCCTGCGAACAACGCCAAGCTGAACAAGCTTGAAAGCGACCTCAGCACGGCGGTTGGCAATGCTGCGGATTACGGAATCTCGATGGGCTACCATCGTGATGCGTTCGCGTTTGCGTCGGCTGACCTTATCATGCCCAAGGGTGTGGACTGGTCTGCGCGCGAGGTGTTCGACGGCATTTCGATGCGTATCGTCAGGGCCTATGACATCAACAACGATAACCTGCCTTGCAGGATCGATGTGCTCTATGGTTACAAGACCGTGCGCCCGCAGCTTGCCTGCCGCATTGGCATGAACTGATAACACGAACGAAAGGAGCCTAGATCATGGCTGTTCATTACCTTGGCGACAACGGACCTGACGGCATGTGCCTCGGCACTGCCTCAACCGAAAAGGTCGCATTTTTCGGCGCCACCCCTGTGGTGAGGCCGTCCATTACAGCAGTGGGGACGGCAACCGCCACAACCACGCTGAACGAGACGAAGATCGATCGCCTCTATTCGGCGCTTCGCACCATCGGCATCATCGACACAGGTGGCTGATGTCGTCTCGTTATCTTGACGAGGGTTCGCCAGCCTCTGGCCGAAAGGTCATGCTGGCGATTCCGACATACGATCGGCCCGACACTTCGCTGACGTTCTCGCTCGCCCGTTCGCGGGAAGCGTTGCACGCAGCGGGTGTCGGGACGGCGCTACTCATCCTGGAGGCAATTGTCACGTCGACGATGCGCGCAACAGCATTGTTGCCGACTTCCTCGACAGCGATTGCACTGAACTCCTGTTTCTCGATGCAGATGTGACATGGCCTATCAGCGCCATTGTGGGGCTGTGTGGGCGCGACAAGGAGATTGTCGGCGGTGTCTATCCCTTCCGCAAGGATGGTGTTGAGACGATGCCTGTCCGGCTTTCAGGCGCAAGGATAGGTAAGGACGGGCTATGCGAGGTTGATGGCCTGCCAACTGGATTTATGAAGATCAAGCGTGAGGTATTCGAGGCGATGGACGTTCCGGCGTTCAACACCAAGGAAGGCCCGCGCAAACTGTTTTTTGACCGCCCGACGCCGGGAGAAGATGGCGTGCGATGGGGCGGGGATATTGCGTTTTGCAACCGCTGGCGCGCCATGGGCGGCAAGATATGGGCTGATGCGGAGTTGAGGCTAGGCCATGTGGCCAAGGTCATCCTGCACGATAGCCTGGCTGCGTGGCTGCGGCGCAATGAAGGCACGACGCTGCCGTTTGTGATTGACGCAATCCGGCGCGACGATGCCGGGGAACCTGAGTTTGCCGAGCTGCACAAGTTTGCAGGCAATCAATGGGCTGCTGATCCTGGCGTTCTGGCGGCTGTCTGTGCGACGGCGCGCAAATGCACCGGCCCGATTATCGAGACTGGCTGCGGGCTGACTTCGCTTGTGGCTGCGGCTGCTAGCGGTCAGGATGTGCATTCCCTGGAGCATTTGCCGACATACGCCAATCAGACCGACACATGGGCCAATGAGGCCGGGCTTGATAACGTCCACATTCACTGCGGTCCGCTGGGTGATGATTTGTGGTATCAATTCGAGCGGTTCAACCTGCCCGCGCGGTTTTCGCTAGGCATTTGCGACGGGCCACCCCGCGTTTTCGGCTCCCGCATGGAGTTCTTCAAGCGGATAGCACCGCTCTGCACGATGCTCATCATCGACGACATGGACACCAGCCCTGACTACAACGCTAGTGTTTGTGCATGGGCTGCGGCGGCTGGGCGCAAGATTGAACTGTTCGGTCGCGTTGCGGTTATCCACGCAGCCAAGAATGTCGCTGAAAAGGCAGAACTGGAGGCGGCATGACGACTTATAGCGCGCTTAAAACACGCATCGTCACCGAGATGGTGCGCGATGACCTCGCGGCGGGTGAAGCGCTGGAGGATACGCTGGACACGCATTTTGGCATGGCGTGCGAGTATTATGCAGACGAGAAGTTTTGGTTTAATTCGCTGATTGCCACGGCGACGACAACGGCAAGCACGATCAACGTAGCGCTGCCGGCGGCGTTCCGGCGTATCGATCGGGTGACGTTGACCGCATACGATACCGAATTGATCCCCACCACCATCGGAGACTTCGAGGACTATGCGACGACAGCGATCCCGACGCATTGGGCATGGTATAACGACAACATCCGCCTCTATCCCACCCCAGACGCAACCTATACCCTCAGATTCTACGGAATCGCCCAGGTCGACGCACCCAGCGGGGATGCTGACGAGAACATATGGACGACTGAGGCACAACATCTCATCGTGGCTCACACGAAGATGAGCCTTGCGCGCGGGGTTTTTCGTGATGCTGGCGGCGTTGAATTATTCCAGGGCGAGGCGATCGACCAGTTGAAAAAGCTGCGGCGCGAAACGGCGCGGCGCCTGTCGGTTCCGCTGCGGGTGTCCAGCAGCAATGGACGTTACAACATCAACACAGGGTAAACGATTATGCCAGACCATCCTTTTACGCCGGAAACGGCAAAGACCGTCAGCATCGACATTGCGGCGACAACCGCCAACGTCAAGATTTGGGACGGCGAGAAGCCCGTCCGCACCGGGTCCATCCGCATCTACAATGACGGCAGCGCGACTGCGTGGATTGATTTTGGCGGTTCGACGATCACGGCGGCGCTGGCTACGGGGATGCCTGTTGGCAGCGGCGTGACTGAGGTCGTCCAGGTGAACGACAATGGCGCGGATCTTTATGTTGCCGGGATCGCAGCGGGTTCGACTGGCAAGATTTACTTTACGCCGGGTGAGGGTGTCTGATGACTCTCCACCACGGGGGGCGTGGACCTGGGCACATCAGCCGTTGGCCTAAAGCGGTCGGCGGCGGCGCGCCTTCCACGTTCACAGTCCTCGACAGCGACGGCAATTCCTTTTCGCCCGGCCTTGCTGTGCTTGATAGCGACGGCAACAGCTTCAACGTAACGACGACCGTTCTCGACAGTGACGGCAACAGCTTCGTGGTGATTTGATATGGCAGCTTTAGAAATTCTCGCGCTCGACGAGGCAACCCCGCAGATTGTAGCTCCGCAGACGGGTGACACTTACACTGCGCCGCGCGCCATCGCCCTAACACCGGAAAGCCTGTCCGGCTCGTCTGCGACCAGTTCGCTCGACATTACGCAGGCGTGGAACACCACTGGCACGCCGACCGCCATCAAGGTGAGCCTCACGAATACGGCCAGCAATGCAGCGAGCAAGCTAATTGATGTGCAGACAGGCGGCACAAGTCAATTTTATGTAACGGCTGCGCTCTATGGAAAAACGTGGTTCGGCACGAACACGGCTGTAGCGGATTCTGCATGGCTTGGGTCGAATGAGGCTGGTTCGGTAGCCGCCCTCGCCGTTAATAGTAATGGGGGTTCGATAGGTTCTTCCAAGTATCTTGCATGGCGCACCACTGACAACGCATCGGCTGGGTTTGATGTTTACCTCTACCGAGACGCAGCCGCCACCCTAGCCCTGCGCAACAGCACCAACGCTCAGACGTTCAACATCTACAATACCTATACCGACGCGAGCAATTATGAGCGGTTCGGCATTGTATGGAGCGGCAATCGCGTAACATTGGACACCGCTGAGGCTGGCACTGGTTCGGCTCGTGGTATAACTATTGGCGGGGCTGATTTAATACTAGCCAGCCTGCCCACGGCTGACCCGACAGTGGCAGGGCAGCTTTGGAGTAATTCAGGCGTTCTGACCGTGAGCGCAGGCTAACAGGAGAGACAAATGCAAATTGAACTAACCGAAGCAGAAGGCAACCTGATCGCAACCGCGCTCGATTTGCTGGTCAAGAACGCAGGGCTCGCCAACGCCGACACGACACGCGGCGCGCTGGACCTTTTCGACAAGCTGCAAG